TTCCCTTGCAGCGCCGGCCCAACAGGCACAACCATTGCGTCGGCCGCTTCGGGGAAGTGCCTAACCCACGCATCTGCATCGCCCTTGCAGTTGAACACCTTCGGGATATCTCCATAAATTTCCCGCGTCCCGGTTTCCACGTCCGTAAACTCTATCGCGTATTTCATTGTGTAGCTCCTTCCTGCGTTGACGCATTATACATAGCACGCTTAAAACTATTTGCAAGCATTTCGGTGTCACTTTTCGGTGTCACTTTCATCGCACGACTCGCGTATAACGCGTGTCATTGACAGGCCAACCCCGGAGAAAGCCGATGCCTCTCAAAATCACATACAAAAATAGAATAGCCTCTTTCCCCTCGCGCTGTCTTTACACAGACGACGCGCGGGAATTACGGCGTGCAATTGCCTACCTCTTGAAAACTGGCCAACCGTTTTCAGTTCAGCCGCAAAATGGATCATACGCATTATATGTGAGTATTGAGGTTAATATCTGTGCTGGTGGTTTACCACCTGCATTCACGTTATGGGACGAAACTGGGGCGCCCTAGTATCCCGACCCTTTACAACCTACCTGCATTTCGGACACAATGTCACATGGTCAAGCGGCCGGATGTGACACTAAATGCTTGTGCGCGTGTGGGAAGTCACCGCAGGAAACTAATATGGAGCGAATAGAGATACCCTTTCTGAAAGCATTCTCCATTCCAACAGAGGCAATGGAGGATGCTATAGACACGATTTCCCTACGCGGCGTGTATGAGTATCACTGTGGGGAAGCGGAAAAAATCTCCAAAACCATTTTGGAGGAAGATGACCGTCAAACGATCATGGAGCGAATTCGATCGTACTTGCTCCATCGGGCCGCGGCCGTCGCACTTGCGTCACACCTGGATATGTTGACGCGCGCAGTAACGATGTAACTCGACTAGATGCGGCACCATTTGCGCGGGGACAGAGCAAAAGGCTAAAGCATCATGGCACAAGCACCACAGAACACGAAGAAGGCACCCACGAAGCGCCGGGCCGCGGTTGATCCGAACGAGAGCAAGGAAGCCAAGTTCAAGCGTCTGGCATCCGTGCGCATGTCGGCCGCGTTGAAAGCAGTTCGCGGCGTGGCCAACCTTTCCGGTGCCGGCTACGGCTTCACAGAAGCGCAAGCGGCACAAATCGGGACCGATTTGGACAAGGCCGTATCCTACGTCAAAAATTCGTTCAAGAACGGCGGACCGGGCAAACAGGGCGCTGCGTATAGTATCTAGCGGCTGTCACCGCAGTAAGCGCCAGCCGGCTAAGGCGCACAAATACCGGCAATTAAAATGGGGGAAACATCATGATAAACGATTGGTTTGCAGGCGCAATCGCAGAACTAGAGCGTGATTTCAATACCCATATGACACAAGGCACATCACCGCCCACCGAACTGCTGTGCCTCATGGCTTTTTTCTATGGCCGTACGTACGAAGCGCGCCAGCTTACGGGGCCAATAGCCACGCCAGCACAGCCAGTTTCACAGCCGGCGACGCTCGAAAAGCTACTATTACCGCCAGTGCGGCCACGCCGAATAATCCTGCCATAATCCAGGCATCCGGTGCACCTTCTAACTGCTTATTCAGCCAAGCTATCACGATCGCATCGCATCGCGCGGGTCTGGCACGATCCCAGGTTTAACCATATTCAGGCCAACCGCCAAGAATATAAACCCGACGATGATAATCACAGCACGCATAAAATAGTTTTGCAGCGTCCCCGGTGTAGCCGCGGACGCTGTATCACTTTGCGTCGGATTTGTACTGCCACCACTCGTAACCGGCGTCGGCGCAGCACCAGTGCTCCCCGCGCCGGATGCGGCGCCCGACGCGGGGAGCGACGGCGTAGCGGGCACAGTTGCGGCGCTGTTCCCACTGCCGAAAATAGACTGTTTGATTGAATTGATAAGCGACGCGCCCGGCTGTGTTGTCTGCACAGGCGTCGGGGTAAACGTGCTCTGTATACCACTGCCAGACGGCGTGAAAGTCGTGGTGCCGTTCGGATTGAACGTGCCGCCGCCGACAAGCGATTGCACGCCGTTCGGCGCTACATCGAAAACCTGAAACCCTGTCGCATTTTCAAGGTCATTAATAGGCATTACGTCTGCGCCAGCCTATTGCGCGGCGAATTGTAGATGCTGTGAAATGGCACAGGCGTATTATTGCCGTTACTCCGATCCCACATGCCAAGGGATTGCTGCGCCGATTTTGGATACGGCACTCCCGCCACCATGTAGCCTGGATAAGCCGTGATCGGGGCGCCTCCAACCTCTTGCGGGACAATCGTCGGCGCCGGGTTGCTAGTGAAGCCTTGCACGGTCTGTGCTTTGCCAGTCGCAAGGGGCGGATCGGCCGTCGTACTGCCGTTCACACTCGGAAATCGCCAAGCCATTGTGTCCCCCCTACTTCGCGACGGACAGGACAAGTTCGGCCGCTTCCATCGGCGTGAACGTGTCGCGGTTGTTGTTTCGCACGCCATGCGGACGCGGCGTCCGCGTCACAGTGCGCAGCGGCGCCATGCCAAGCGCATAGCGCCATGGCACGTTTGCGAGCGCATTGCGGGACACGGGATCATTCATGCCGGCGTTGCTGTCGCCAACGGTTTCGCCCGGTCCTAAATTCTGATCACAGTCATTGTCCGCAATTCCAGGCTTGCGCGGATCGTTCAGCTTGTGAATGTCGCGGGTCAAGAAAACCACAACGAGCGCGACAAGTGCGAGTATTAGAAAGATGTAGTCCCGCATCGGTTACCCCGTGACTGCGCGCAGTCCCATATACTGGAACGCGGCGTTATTGTATGCGATTTGATTTTGCGTGCTCAAATAGTTATTGAACATATTCGCATACGTCTGGTTATTATTTTCGGTCACTTGACCGTAAATGTTTCCAAGCGCGATTTGCGCCTGATTGTTGGACGCGTTAATTCCAAGCGTCGTCGCGTTGTTCGATGCGTTCATTGTGACCGCTTCGTTCGCCTGAATATTCGCTTCATTTGTGAGCGCGCCGGCCAGCATACCATATTGCGCCGTCGTATTCGTTGCCTGAATATTGGCGATATTCTGCTGTGTCAGGTTTGAATTTTCAATTACCTGTGCCTGCATGGTATCACCGTATTGTGTATCGGCGCTACCATACTGAATTTGATTGTTCGCGACTTGCGCCGCGAGTGTGTTCGCTGTGTCGTTCGATTGCGCCTGAATTTTCGCGAGCGCGAGTTGAGACGCGTCCTGTTCGGTCTGCGCCTGCAACGCAGTTGAATAGCCGGTATTCTGGCTATTCACCTGCATCTGCATCGCCTGCAACTGTTCAGCCGCGGCGACTTCCGCATCTGTTGGCGCATACGGGTTTGCCGCGCCCGTCGATGACGACGTTGACGACGCATACAAAATGTACAAAAGGCCGACGCCGGCTATTCCGCCGACAATCCACCATTTGTGTTTTGATACAAAATCGCCAACGTCCATCGACGCACCTATGCGGTTGAACCGCTTGGCAACTGGAATTGGTTCGGCGGCGTGTTGTACGCGGGATATATCATGCCCGCGCCTTCCGCCTGCGTCATATCCAGAAGCGGTTGAGTGATGAATTCGCCGGTCAAATCGCCCTGCACAGGCGCGCCGCCAAGCGATACGAGCGTAATTCCCTGTACAGCCACCATGACCGGGCCGGTACTGCCGACGACGCGCATTTGACGCACGTTGCGTGTACCGGCGCCGATTGGCGTATACATTGGTAGCGCGAGGGTTTCCCATGCCCACTGATTTGCGCCCGCGCCGGGTAAGCGCCGATGCTCCCATACCTGTTTATACGGGACGCCTATCCCGAAGTCAGGGCCGGACGGGTGACCGTTTTCGATGCGCGGCCCGATGTGCCCGTGTTTACCCGTCTTGCCGAACAACTTTCGCATAAGAGCACCTTTTAATCCAAGACGGGCGTGAACGCCCTTTCGTTATGGCATGTTTAGTTGCATCGGCATGGATGTATTGCCGAAACCAAGCGGCGATGATGACACGTTGTTTACCGGCGCCGCAACCGATCCCGTGACCGGCCCGGTTGCCGCACTAAGGGCATTCGAGAACGCGCTACCCGCGGCGCCAAGCACGGCCGGCGTCTGCGCGTTCTTGCTCACTAGCACGGCCAAAATAGCAACGCCCACGATGGCGGTTGCGATGGTGACGACACCTTCCGTGATTTGGTTCATTGTCCGAACAACCCTCTAAATGGAGCAAGCCAGTCAACGCGCGCGCCTGCATTCCCCTGTTGCACACCTTGTGATGGCGATACAAAACCCGCAGCCGGCGCCGTCAACAAGCTTGATCCTGTTGGCGTTTGGGCGCCCGCCGGAACTGGTTGATTTACCGGTCCCGCCTTGAGCGCGTTCGTCAATTGCGCAAAAAACCCCTTGTGGGAGAATAGTATCGCGATCAGGATCAAGGCGAGAAACCATCTCGAAAAACTCCGAAGCGCCGGGATATACCCTAGCATCCCCACAAGGATAAGCGCGAGAAACCACCACGTAAAGTTATTCGTGCCCGTGAAGTCGCCGCGCAACTGATTACCAAAAGCGCCATATGTATTTTGTGCGCCTGTAATAATCAGTATGATCCCGGTAACTGTAAGCGCGATCCCCATATTTCTCCAAGACGGGCGTGAACGCCCTTTCGTTATAGAATTCCCATTGCCGCCGCGCCCATGACAGCACTCGCAACCTGACTTGTGCTGCCCGTGGTGTTGCTCCCCGTCTGCGTCGTATTCGCCGGAATTCCAGCGCCTGCATCGGCCTGCGCGCCTTGCGCGCCAACGAGAAAACCAAGGTACGTTGGCAGTTCGCCCTTGACCGTCACAAAGATAATGAAAGCCACGATGGCGCAGCCGGCTATGATATTCGTCTGCGCCATCGGTGAAGTTTCCCCAAAGACGGGCGTGAACGCCCTTTCGCCGATAAGGCTTATTCCAACCGCATCAACCGCCCGGAGCGGCGATGCAATTCCAGGTGATGACGGGCGTTCCCGTGACGCCGGTCACGGCGATGTGCGCGGTTGTCACGGTATACGCCATCGTGGCCGTTGGCCCTGTCGATGGCGTTACAACACAGTTCGGCGGGTTGAGATACGGCGCCGCGAACGTGATCGTGGGCGTTGCCGCCGACGCGGTACAGTTGCCGGAAAAATCGCCGATTGGCGCCGCGGGTGGCGAACAGTTTGACAGCGAAAGCGATGTTGGGCCGGCGCCGGCCGGGTGTCCCTGGATTGTCGGATTTATCAGTAGAAAGCCGGTCTGTGCGTATGCCGCGGCCGATGCCAGCAACAACGCGCCGATACCAATGCCGGCTGCTTTCTTCTTCCATGTCAGTTTCGGAATTTTCATCCTTGCACCCATGCTGTGCCGTTACACCAAACTGGCGACGCCGTGGCGCCGCCGCCCGTGACCGTGCCACCATAAGCAATGGCAACGTTCAAATCTGTGACGAACGCGCGTCCGCCAACCAAGCCCGCATTACACGCCGCGAGGTTCGCGACGGTCGTAACCGCGATTTTCATGTACTGCGCCGTTGCGCTCAATGATCCGCGGATAACCGGAGTGGTCCCACTGTCTGCGCACACATCGAATTCGAGCGTGGCGCCAGCCGCGGACACATCGCACGCGGCGTTATTGCCGTCGCCAAGCACTATGTTGCTGCTACCCGTGGTCAAAACCGTGTTGCATGTTTTTGACCCGATGCAGGTGTTATTGCCGCCTGTGGTGATCGTGCCGCCTGCGACGTTTCCAAGCAGCGTATTCGAGTTGCCGGTTGTGACCGCGGCGCCCGCGCCAAATCCAACCGCGGTATTCGCAGATGAATTCGTCGCGTTTTCAAGCGTCTGTCCGCCAACGCCGACACTGCGCTGTGCCGTCCCCGAAATATTCCTGAAACTGTCCGTGCCGATGGCGGTAATACCCGTCATCTGTGTCAGCGCCCGGTTTCCCCACCCGGCAGAAACTCCGAAGCACGTATTCTGATTGCCTGTCGTTACTCCGCCACAGGCATTATACCCGAATGCTGTATTCTCGTTGCCCGTGGTTTCATTGACTAGCGCGTTAAAACCTTGCTTAGTATCCCAAATCGCGCCGGCTGTGCTTGAACCACTCGCCTGCGAAACTGGCATCATTTGCGCCGCGTTCGGCGCAAACAAGATTTCTGCGGTAACACCATTCCCGTTACCAGTCGTCCCCGATTGCGCCCCGATCAAATCGGTAGCGCGAATATTGTAGTTGCCCGCAGTCTGCGGCTGCAAAAACGCTGCGCCCATGGTCAAGGCCAATTGCACGCCGACGCAGCTTGATCCAGTAACCGGTTCGTTGGCGAGATTGGTAGGATTTGTCAGGTATTGGCCGGCCGACGTAACCGTAACCGGCCCTGAAAAACGACCCCCATTTACGGGCGATGTGGCCGTGAAAAATGATGTGCCTGTCCCCGTCGTTCCTGTCACTGTCGCAACCGGCCCGACGCAGCCGCTTCCACCGTTCGCGACTGTGGCGTTCGATACGCCTGTGGCCGCGACACGGATTGGCGCCACAGACGCCATGGTGCCGATTGGTCCTGTGCCGCCCGGGATCGGGACGGGCACGGCGCCCGGGATTGTGAATGTCAATACGTCGCCGGGGACAACGGCCGCGCCCGGATTGATGACGTTGACGACTGAAATTCCCCACGTGGGGAGCGGCAAATTTGGTGTCGGTCCTTGCGCGCCCGATCCCGGCTGTTGCGCGTGCACAGAACCTACCGCGGCGAAAGCGATAGCTGTGGAAATCAACAGCCGGGAACGAAGCTTAAACATCAGGCCAACCCTACTTTCTGCGCGATCATGGGCCAGCGGGCGCCGACGACGTAGGCTACGGCGACGACAACCAACAGGCCGATTGAGAAGTGCGGTAGCGACATGGTGCCTCCTAAATAGCTTCCTCAACCGTGTGAAGGATCAATCGCCACGCAACCATGATGGCGAGTAACAAGCCCAAAAACAGAAACCAGTCTGTGGCGGGCATATCGACGCTGAACGGTTTTGCCGCCCAATTTTTGAAATCCTGCCACATAGTGATTTCCCTTCTGTATGTATCCCGATATTGCCGCGTCGGGAACGCGCGGGCCGTCCCGGACGATTAGGCGACGGAAAGCGAACCGGCGTTGATTGCCTGCGACTGCACGGCCAGCATCTCATAGCCAAGCAGAATGGAGGCGCCGGCATTCACCTGCGACGCGTTCAACACGAGTTGCGTGTTGCCGAACTGATTGGTCATGATCGGCTTTCGCCTGTGGTCAAACACGTACATTCCGGGTGGCGGGTCATCGCCCATGATATTGCGCGCCCGGAGAGCGGCCATGTACGGGTCGTACTTTTCCAGGAACACAAGGTTCGCGGCCTGGATACCCCAATAGTTCACGTCCGATCCCGTGTTCAGCGTCCCGGCGTTGTCGAAAATCGCCATCGTTGACAAGAACGAACGATAGTTGCTGAACGGGATCGGGATATCCTGTCCCTGCACGATCGGGGGACCGATCGTGTTTTGAATGAGGTAATTCCAGGCCAGCGAAAGCAGCGGGACGACGGCCGTGTTGCCCGACATTGGCAACTGATCAAGGTAGTGCTGATACACCTGAATTTGGACGTTGCTGATAACGCCCAAATTTCCCGTCTGCGATGACTGATACATCGCAAGCGTGGGATCGGTTGAATTCGATGGCACCACCAGATTGGGATTGATGGTGAGTTGCAGGCGCCACGTAGCGCTTGTCACCTGTGCGTAGATGGCGCCGCGCAAATCCCCCTCATGGTACGCGAGGGGAATTTCAAAGAACATGCGGCACTGTACGGATTTGGTGACGACTTGCGGGGCGTTGTTGACAACCCAATTCGACCCGGCGCCGGTTGGCGTGTCGGACAGATACGCGCCGCCGAACATCGTCTGACGACGCAGGCATGCGAGCATGTGAAGGTGCCAGCCGGATGTGTTGACGCGCTGGTAATTCGATAGATCGGTAAGCGAAATGTTGCTAAAAAAGTTGGCCAGACCGAACGGCAGACGTTGCAGGCTTTCAGCCGACGCCTGTGCGATGTTGAAGGTGACTTCAACGGTCAACTTCGTATTCAGACCCACATTGTTCAGGGGGATGTTGAGCACTTGCCCCTGTGCGACGTTGTTGCCGCTGATTGTGGTCTGATACACCTGCTGTAGCATCGGCTGCGCGAGCGCGAGAACAGCAGCCTGTGCCTGATCGTTGTTTTGCTGCGTATAGGACATGTTCTGTCCCTGTGCAGCGCCGCCGCCCTGCGTCTTGCAGTTCACGCGCCCGGTATAACCGCCGGACGTGGTTTCCAGCCACGGCTTTGTAATGAGTTTCATTTCACATTCCCTGCGGTTTGGTGAATAGAAGCGCAACCATCAACCCGGCAATCATAACCATTAAGGTTACGACAAGCCAGTTATACGGATTGCGCATCAAGGCGAGATTGAGCGGCATTTCCATGGGGTTATTTCCCCACGTACTGGCGGATCATGGATGCGCCAGCACCGACAGCGGCCATACCAATTGCCGCCATCAAAACGATGGTGATCCAGTTATAGACATTCCAGGAGATTATTGATTTTTCCACGGCCGTAACCTTTTGGGTTATAGCCAGCGATGCTTTTTCGGCAACTGGCTATCAATGTCCGCCCGGATCGTATCCGCGTCGGGAACGGGCGCGATCAAATATCGCCCGCGATTTTTGACGTTATACCATCGCGACCAATATCGCGGCAAGTCATCGCCCTGAAATTCAGGTGGCAACCAATCGGCAAACCCGCGCGGCACCACCTGTTCAGCCGTTGCAATATCCCTGTCGTCTGTCAGATGAAACATCACAACGTGGCTGCTTTCGGAGATTATATAGCGAGGTATTCCTACAGGCCGTTGCGATAGCGTCGTCATCGTCACGCGCCGTGACCGGCCCTGCGTTTGTATCGCATCCACGGCGCCAAATCGTTTATTCGCAGGCAACATGTAGCCTTCATCGGAATACAGGTGGCGGTTCTGCGCCTCATGTTGCGCCCACAACCACTGTTCCATATCGTCTTGTTGATTGATGACGGGATGAATAATATACAGACCGGGTTTCCGGGGAGTTTCAAAACCAATTTCCCGCACATTATCAAGCGAGTTTAGCAATTCATCGCCCTTGTAATCTATGATGATATGCGGGCGCGCTTTCAGATTGCGCTTTGACAGCAGCCACGCGCCCATTTGCGTTTTGCCCGATCCCGTGTGACCGAACACGGCCACGTGCTCGTCATCGGCCGGGATACGGAATGGATCAACGCTTGTAGGTTGGCGGCGCATGCGGTTCTGTTTCAGCGTGACGGGGAAACAGAATGTCGTGGATTTCTGCAACGTCGTGTTTAAGCACGGCAACATCAATTTTTATGCCGTACAGCCACGAAAACGATGCAGTAATTGCAGTCGTGGCCGCTAGTGCGGCCACGATGATTGCAGCAATCTCCCCCGCTTTCTTCACGAGCGTGAAACCGTCGCAGGTGCGACAACCTGCGTTGTGACCGCACTATGCGCGCCGGCCGCCGCGGTCAACAGTGTGCCGAAAATATTGGCCGTTGTGCCAGCCGGGATGATACCCGTGCTTTCGAGATACCAGTATCCCAAAGGGATTGCAATTTGGAGAACGCCCGCAAGGATATTCTGCCACTGCATTTTAGTTACCTCCATCGCTTCGCCATATCGTCGGCCGTGCCGTTGAACCAATTCAAATCGACATTGCCGACAATCTCCGCAACACGCCCCTTTTCGCTGTACTGCCATGCCCACGCCCCGGGCGCCGCTTCCTCACCATTGACGAGCGCGCCTATTTTCGGATCACTCCACGGCCACGGTATGCGTTCGTGCGGGCCATACTCCGATAGCCAAAGGTCGCGCTTGGCGAATGCCTGTTCTATCGACACCATGCGAGGGTTGACATGCCCGGCTTTGATAGGCTGCAACAAATCACGGATCAATCCGCCGCCATACAGTTTAGAGCGAACCTTGTAATTGGTATCGACTAATGCGCCAAAATCACGAGCATTCGCCAGTGTCGGGGTATAAGACGATTGTTCAAAATCGGTTGCGAAGGCCATAACGCCATCATCCTGTGCCGATTTAATGAAGTTATCCGCTTGTGCCTGTATATTTGTTCTATGCAGAAAATGGTATCCCCCGAAAAATCTATACCCCGCGCGCTTAGCACAATCGCGACGCCGCAGAAATCGCGGATCAACAACGTCTGTCCCTTCCGATACCTTGTGGAAAATCCAGAATATACCGGCATCAAGCATGCCCTTGAATTTATCAACGAGTTGCGCATCGCTTAAATGAGCATCCTCGCGGTTATCTCCATGGTACATGTCAATGCCGTTGGCCTTCATTGCACATACTCAATTCGGCCGTCCGGCCATTGCAGGCAGGTTTTCTTGCCAAATCCGGGCACGTCAATCAAGGTACGAACCGGTTTCGATTGCGGCTGTTCGGCCGGCGGCGGATTTGGTGCTTGGCGCACAGGATTTTGCGCAGGCGTAACCGTTCTTTGTGGAACGGCACGGGGCGCCGATTGCGTGCGGTTATAGTATGCCAGCGCACGGCCGCCGTATATGATCCCCGCGGTTTTCGCGAGCATGATCCAATCCCGCGTAACAGGATCGGGGACAGGAATATTGTAGTGGCGCGCCACCCGTTCAGCGGCACGAGCTAGTTTTTCATGCTCGCCCTTTTCTTCATTGAGCGCGAATTCCGAAATGCCCGTTGCGAACGCGAGCATTGAATGCACTTCGGACAGGATATCAGCAAGGCCGCTTAGAGTAGCCGCATCGGCCGCTTTTGACGCCCGGGCGCCGCGGGGTTTTCCTGCGTCGGCGCGGCGTTTTCTACCGCTTCCGGGTTGACTGTTACTGCTGTCACTTCCGACGTTTCCGGGTTGGACGATACTGCTGTTATCGCCGGTATCGCTGGCGGTTGTTGCAGGGTCAACATCGCCTGTTCTATACCCGATAAGGTCGCCTGCATCCGCGCCATTTCGTCCCGTATCGTCTGATGTACCTGTTCGTGCGCTGTCCATCGGCTTTCACACGCTGTCCGCAATTCATCAACGCGTTGGCCGATGGCAGTGTGAAGCGCCGCAAGCGCCACCTGATCGGCGGTTTGTTCGGCTTCCGCGACACGCTCCATGGCGTTCGCGACGGCCCTGTTGTCGAGCGACGCCGCTATTTCGTCGCTGGTAGCTTCCGCGGCTACGGCCTGTGCCGTAGCCGCTTCAATCCGCGCGTCCGAAGCGTCCGCCATGACGGGACTATTCCGCTTGCGACGTGTCGGTTGAGCCGACGCCGCGTTCCCCCGCGTCCGCATCCAATTCTTCGGACGTTGGCGTGCGTTCGGAATGCACGTGGCCGGGATCGTAGCCGACACTACGCGCCCACGCTTCCAGCTTTTCAAATCGGCGTTGCCAACCTTCGTTGCTTGTCATCGTCGCTTTCCTGTTCAAGCGGGATATCGCCATTTGTTTTTAGCGCGGCGACGATAAACCCTAGTGATAATTCAATCGCAGTTTGCCGCGCTTCGATGCGATCAAGTTGCGCCCCTAGTTCTACCGCCCGGCGCATGATTGCGCCAGCGTTTTCCCGCGCATCGTCAGGCAAACGGGCGAGCAACATTTCAACGACGTTTTTAATCATCCCTTCTGAAATACTCATAATACTATTTACTCCCCGGTATCCGGCGCATGTTCGCGGTTTTCCGGGCGCTGACGCACAAATACGACAGCGGGTTTGCGTGCGTGCAAATACTCGACTTCCATCGCAAGCGCGCCGATCACAAATCCCGTCGCGATGCACAGCGCAGCGAACGGGACAAGGAAAACGTCTGTATCTCTGAACATCCGCATAGCTCCTAATCGTATAGCCAGTTGGCGCCGTTGCAGTAGACAGGCTGTACGGATGCGCCGATGGTGCCGACAACCTGTTGATACGTGGGGGAGGCGATACCGTTGTTGACGACGGTCCGCCAACCGGCGATTGCTGATACGCACGTCGGCAGACTGCCTATGCCGATCAGTGTTGAACCAAGAAACGAATTGACGATTTGCACGGGAAAGCCGGCCGATGATTTGAGATAGACGGGCGCGGCCGGCGCCTGTGATGCGTCAAGCAGAATGCCGCCCGTAACGCCTGATCCGTTGACAATGGAGGTTTGCGGCGTCGGCCCGTCGATAAGCTGCAAATCGACGAACGATGACGGTGTGCCTGTCGATGCCTCAAATCCTGCCATGCTGCTTGCCGTGGCGTTCGGGTTTTCGACGCGCACGACATTTCCGCTACCCGGTTGAGAGCGGTAAAAATAGGCTTGCTGCGTTCCAGTAGGGAGTTTGCCGTATCCGACAGTGAGCGTATTTACGCCGTTGATTTGAAAATAATTGTTTACTGCGTTTGAAAGGTTTGAAATCGGAATGGATGTATAATGTAAATCAATACCCTCAACCTGGATAAACGAAACATTCGCGTCCAGTTGAATGCCCGTCGTCGCATTAATTCCATCGCCAAAATCTGCCATCGCCCCGCCAATAATCCGCGAGTTAAGAGCGTGGGCGGTAAATTCAACGCCTGGAAATAGGCCACTTCCTTGCTGTGAACAAGAACCAAAAGTAACGCCATCGAATTCAACCCCTTGCGCATCGGACGTGACGCACTGTTTCAGGCTGTTGCCGATCCGGCCGCCGACAAATTTGACCGATCGGACCACGCTTCCCGCAGTGTCGCCGTTGATGATAACCGCAACGTCGTTTGAACTGTGGAATAGATCGGAGTGGATAAACCGATAATAACCGCCCGCGTCGATGCGCACGCTCGCGCCTGTGCCGCCATCGACTTCAAAATCAAATGCCTGCAAGAAGGCAGGGAAATTAGATGCGTTGCCGTTCACGTTCGTAACGTGAAGGCCGTAATTCTGATTGAGACAATGCACGCCGCTTATAGTCATCGTATTGGCCAGACCGTCCCAATCAATACAGTCTGCGCCGCCACCGTGCATGTTGAAAACGCTGTTCTGGATAATCAGCGCGTCGGACCGTCCGGCAAGTGTACCGATCCATTTGACCGCATACTTTCCCGATCCGCCCGACGCCGGCCCGTCCACGTTCACATCGTTGACGATAATCGTATTTGTCGAGAGCAAACCTATAGCGTTGTTGGCTTGCAAATTAAGATGCTCAAAACGTTGATGTGATCCACCCACATCAGACACGATATTGCTCCCGCCCGTGCGCGTCGTGTTGTCGATGCGCAGATTGAGCAACCCGCCGCCTGTGACCGATCCCCATGTGTAGCAGTTCGCCGCGCTTGTGCTCCCGCAGATGACGGTTGACCCGGCGCTGTCATTGCCCGATATGCCGCCGCCGACGTGATACAAGCCATCGACAGGGTTGTTGATCGTGCCATTGATCAGGCACGACTTGCCGTCCGGGTAGCGCAGCACACCACCCGTGGTGAGTGATCCTACTGCAGCCTGTATAGCGGCCGTGTCATCGGTCACGCCATCGCACACGGCGCCGAAATTGATGATTGGCGTTGGCGAGCTACCGCCCGAAGGGGTTATGCCGCCGTCCTGTAGCTCACCACACTTGGCGCCCGCCACGATCACGTGGCCTAACTGCATCTGTCCCGATTGGGTTAGCCACCCGGACGGGGGATTGCACGTCTGCGCCGCGGCCCTATTGGGGGTTAGTGGTGAAAGCGCAGTCGAGCCGAACAATACCACCCGCAAAATTAGTCGTGTTGATTGACGCATGGTTCCACCTGAATTGCCACTGTTGTGTTGCGTCTAGTTTGAAATTTCCGCGCACGCGGAATATTTCTTTGCTATCGACAAGCGGCGGATTAATCGCGCCCTGCATTCCAAAGAATGCCTGTGAAAATTCTCCACTCGCGCCCGTACTCTCGAATATCGCATTTCCAATCGCGAATTGGCCGGGCGTCGAATTCACCAGCGACATTTCGGCGACGGTAATTACTAATTCAGTGATATAGACGAAACCAGCGCCTAACGAAAACACAGGCGCCGTGCTGTCGTTAATCGTCGGATCAACAAACGCCTGCACAAATTGGTCGCCAAGTGCAGGTATCCCGAAATTCTGTTGAAAGATCGAATTCCCGCGCGTGATTTCCGCCGATGCAAGCCACAAATCTTGCACCTGGATTATCTCGTTATTCACGAACGGTTGTTGAGCGAAATTGCAGAAATAGACCGACGTGGCGCCCGGGGTATTTGAAAAACCCTCCCCGATAATCAGCGCGTTGAATTTACCCGTCTGCACGCTGTCCCAAACGATGGTATTTGGCGGACAGGCAACCGTGTATCCCGTATCGGAAAAATACACATATACGGGCACATCATTTCCCAAATTGTCGATGCGCACGGATAAAATCTTGTCGAGTAGTTGCCGGGCGCCGCCACCCTGTAAACCCGTAACCTGCACGGCGATATTCGGGTTGTTTTCGTTCGCACCATAGCTCGCCCACCCGATCGGGACCGTAATAATCGTCGGCGGTAGTTCGGCCTTCTGTTTGCCAAACCCGGTATTGCGCGCTTGCGCCGGCAAATCTACGAGATTGCCGGCGAACGGAACGCCTGTGACCGTGGCAAACGAGCGTGCCATTACTGCGTCGTCCAATTGTTATAGGGGAGCATATGATTGCAGAACAGCACGTTCAGGTTCGTGTTCTCCACAGCGCCGCGTGTGAAAGCAACCCGGGCTTTGCCGTTCGCCTGCACGGGAAACGCATACCATCCCTGCGTATGGCCCTTGACGGTCATGCTGAACAGGTTATCGGGGATTGAAATCGTCACAGGATTGGCCGATGCGCTGTTGTCGATGTAAATCGACTGAATAAAGTCGATTTCCATTTCAGCCTGTTCCTGGAAAAACTCCTTCACAAACGTCGTGTCCGCGTTGAAATTGACGGTCAATTCAACGAGCGTACCGCCCTGTTCTGGCTGCGCGCCGATGGTAGTTTTACGCGGGGTAGCCTGTGCCTGAACTGGTGTCGTCATTGTCGAGCATCCTAGCCAGCTTGGTTGTAGCGCCGATGGACCGGTTTATATAGTGTTGATCACCATACCGGTTCAACGTGACGCCTTTATTTACGACCGAAATACGCTTGCCTTTTAGCATGTCTTCTAAATCTCGCCAAGTTAACCCCGACGCGCCTTTTGATTTGATGGTGTATTCAGGCGACAGCCCATTAGCGAGTTGTTCTTTTGTCAAGCGTTTCGGTTCCTTGTGCCATACCCCGTATAATTTCTTGCCGCATATTATTGCTTTCGAGAATTCGTCTTCCAAATCCCACGCGCCTAGTGAGATTTTATCAACCCGCAAATCATCGTTGTAGCCGCTACAGATAATGCTGTCTGTGTCGCAATAAATTGGGTTTCTGGCACGCTGGATAGCATCAAGCAATACGGCCCTAGCCGCGCCTGTGATGGACGCTGCTGTTCCAACGTTATTATATCTGAAACCTGGATCGGGTTTAAGCCAAATCCAATAACTGCTATCCTCAAAATGCGGTTGCAGATATTTGACACGTTCGTCATCCTCCATCGTGTATATGGACGCAAACCATTCATCAGGTGGTTGCTCGCCCGGATCGGTTAGCCAGTATTTCTTGTATCGTGACGGGTCTTGCGCGAATTTGCCATACCCGTTGTTCAACAGGAGTTTATAGAATATGTCGTCTTTTTTCATGTCGAGATAGGCGGGCGTGGCTTCTTCGCCAGCCTTCTTCATACGGTTCAATTCAGATTTTGTAGTGAGGCGATTGGAGTAAAGGGGCAACACGAACTTGCTGAAATCTGTTCTAACTCTACAATCCATTGATCGGATGATATTAACATCGCTAATAAGTCCATGACGCAAAGCAGTTTCATACTCCCAAATCGTTGTCCTAAACTCTCCGCTAGGGATATTGGCTGTGGTCTCTCCTGTATCGGGATCACGGGCAATAAGTGCGCCGCGATTTCTACACCACAATCGCACGAAAACCGTATCGTCGTTTGGTGGTCCGTTCCTGATTTCATAGTCGTCCATGTCCCCTGTCGGGTGGGAGTATTCCGCCATCACATAGGGATAGAGCGAATTCACGTCGATATATTTCAACGTGTTGCCGCGCCCGGGATCGAAGATACCGGCGCCTTGCAGGCATTCCACGCGGCCACCAAAATAATACTGACGTATGAGGCCATCCCAATGCTTGGTAAATTTCTTCACAGCGTAATCCTCGCGGATGCGCGAGATTGCGGCCTGTCCGATGGACAGTTTCAGGCCGAACTGATTGACGAACGCCTTGACGATATCAAACAAGTAGATGCAATCATGTGTCATGTAGTCGATAATTTCCTTTCGATATCGTTTTCTATGGACTTTTCGTAGCCATGAATAATCAAATTCGTCCTTCCTGTAGGAAGCAAGTCTCTCCGGTATAATGTGAAAGCTATCACGTAGTTCGTGCGGGCCAATATGAGCGAACATAATACCGCGTCCCTTGAAAGATACCTCCCCTCGCAGGATTTTGATAATGAATAGAAAATCAAATTTTCCGCCGTTGTGCGCATATATTGTGTACTTGTCAGGCAAAGCCGCAATTGCATCACGGACAGCGACAACAAACGCGTCCGGGTTTTCCTCCCATATGATAACAGTTTCGAACTGATCGGAGTAGAGGCAAGCCGCAAATGGAGATATTCTATCCTTGCTGACATTATCAAAAGGATCAGTCTCAAAATCAAGTACAGCAATATTTCTCTTGCGCATTTCAGCCATAGGAGCGCGTTTTTTACGCTGGCGTGCCGCAGCCGTCTTATCATATTTCTCTCCGCTTGCTCGTTTGGTGTCACGGTATTTTCTGGAATGATCCGCAGTAGCCATTATCTTTTCTTCCGTCGATGCCGCCGCGCATGACGCCGCTTGGTTTGTTTCAGCCGTCCTAGCCGCACACCTTCGATACCCTTTATCTTCCCGTGTGTGTGCATCGCTTCGAGCATCGCCGCGTCGCGTTCGTCACGGGAGAAACCGCTTATTTCTTCCTCAAAGACATAATCCGCCCAATCCTCATAGCGATGTTCGGCCGCATATTGGGCCATGTAATCGGCTAGCTCTTGATAGGAGGGGAAGCGGATGAAGACGTATTTCCCCGGGCCGCGCTTGAAGGGGATCACGTACGTTACAGGTTTTGCCGGCTGCTGTGGTAGCTGCGTCGGCGCCATCGGCACCACTGTACGCTTGACCTTTTCACCACGGGGACCGCGCCGGGTCTGAACGATCTTTCCCTTTACCACACGTGTTGTGGTGCCTTTCTCTTTCGGCACTTGCACGACGCCATGCTTGACCTTGAATATCTTTTTATAGGTATTCGGATTAAAAACGCCTTTCAGAAATCGAACGACGCCGGAGAAAAAACCTTCATTCTGTTTGATAATCTGTTGCTGCGCCTTAGTGATATTCTTTCGCTTATCTATTTTGCGCTTAGGTTTGTATACACCTTGATCTATTAGCGCCTGCAATTTGGCGTGCGACTGTTGGCGATTTTTCGCCGCAGTCTGGGAACCTGATTTTTTGGATTTACGGGATTGCTTTCCCGCATGCTTACGAGTATTCTTCACGCGTGGCTTTCCTGCGGTGACAGTCGAGAAAGCCTATGCGGACAACGCTCTAGCACAGCGCGTCGCGCAAAGGGCCGGGTGGCTAGCGACCACCCGGCCCTTTCATTTTGCAGAAAGTGACACCAAAATCAATCAGTTCGGTGTCTTATGCACAACAGATGACTTAACGACGGCGCCTTGATCCGCGGCGGGTTTCTGCGTCTTCCGCGTCGGCGCGTTCGCCCGCGGTTTCCTCGCTCTCCGCATCGACGGCCGTTTCTGTCGCGGCTTCCTGCGTCGCCGCTTCAACCTCCGCATCAATCGGGTCTTGCGCCACAGGTTCGGCCGGTCCCGCAATCTGGCGAAGCGCGGCCAGCGGGTCGGCGCCGGACGTGATTTCACTCTCAATCTCGTTGACGTACTCATAGCCGGCCGCGTTCTGTGCGCGCCGCGTGCCGATCTTGACGCGGAAGGGGACTACGTTGCGCGGCCCTTTACCCATTGGGTCACCATTCGTCACGGCTTCCACGATCAACTCATGAATGCCGCCCGGAAGCCAGCAAATGCCCGATTTGAGCACGGGACGCCAGTTCTTGTCAGTGACCGGAATTTCCTTGCCGTCCGGGTTGCTCTCCGAATAGCCGCGGCGGTTGGCCGGTTGGCCTTCGAACGTCCCCGTCAAGGCGTACGACACCTTGGTTTCGTCGCCGGCATCGACGAACCGCTTCACATTGGAGGCGACGCCTAGCATTGTGCCAAGCCAGCAAATCGTGGGATCACCTTCATCAAGTGCCGCCGCCGCCCGCGGGTTGCCAAGGTCTTTCTGGCGAAGCTTGCCGATGATTGTCACTTTCGGATGATTGAAGGTAGCTTCCGATTTCACTGTCATTTTGGTTTCTCCTAGTTTGCACAGCGCAGTATGCGCAAAATTCTTGTGCGCTTATTTGGTGTCGCTTGCAAGCAATTTGTCAAAGAAATTCAGTTGCTCCCAACGCTCGACAGACCGCAACGGCACGACAATCGGTCCGTCGATAAAATGAAATTCGGCAACCGGGTCGCCGGGATCGGGCCAAAAAAGAACGCGCTCAACCCACGGATTGAGCGCGCCAAGGTCGCCGATGATATGGCCGCATGCGCCTCTTAATCGGCCGCTGGTAATTCTGACTTTCGTTTCCACGGACGCCTGTTCGGTTTGATCTTGTCCCGCTTGCGCTGTTGCTTTTCGGCGTTCGTCAACGCCCGATCCGCCAACACTGCGGGCTTGCGTCCGCGTCGCTTTTGCGGCGGATCGGGCGGTGAGATTACTCGCATTAGTCTGAAACCTCCACAGCGTCGTACGCGTCCGGCGCAATTTCGGCCGGCGTCTTGCCGTCCGCAATCTGAATTTCGCGCACGAAACTCGCGCACACGAAACACAGCGGTTCACGCGCCGCACCCGGCGTCGGCTTGATAGACGGCACCTTGAACGGGTTGAAGGTGAAAGTTTTGCCGCAACCGATGCAATTGGCGTGACACAGCATGTAGGACATTCTAGTTGCCCTCCACATACAGCCACGTCAGGAAGTCGTCGGCATTGATCGGCAGGCCGGCGTCAAGATCGGGCGGTGCGTAGCCGTGTAGGCACGCGTCGCCTTCCTCAAGGAAACGTATGGCCATGATCGCGAGATTAAGCGCGGCCATGTAAGTGTCGTGTGGCGTGCCGTGGCGCTTCCAGCCTGTCAAGGTCGGATGCGTGATCACGAGTGACCGGTTAAGTTCTTCAACGTAATGGTTGATCAGTTCAAGGATTTTCGCGTTGTGTTGGTGCTGCGTTCGTGCCGCCGCTAGATGTGTCAGCAGCGCCGTTAGCGTCGTGTCCCGTGGGGCGTGGTGTCCGTTGATTTGTATCTGCATCGTCGTTCTCCGGTTCGGCGGTGAGAAGGCTGATTAAATACTCAAGAGCACGCGCAGTTTCTTCGTGCATATCGCGCCGATGCTGCGCGACATGCTTGTTTGTCATGCGCGGCGCCATCGAATATTCAAAAGCATAGTATCTAAACATGCTCTCGTTATATTCGACCAATTGTTTGACGCGGGAGACATATTCCGCGACTTCAATAGGCAGACCGGCCCGATTTAGAATTTCATCGTCAATCACATCATTTCTCCGCTGTCCGTGCGTCCATCGACAAGACGCAGATTGACGCGGGAGAGAACGCGCGGCGTCGCCGGGATCGTGCGCGGATCAATCGGTGTGCCGATGTGCATGGCGTCGCGGCGCCGACGCGCCGTGTCTTCATCGGCGCCGATGGCAACGCGTAGCGCATCACGCATGCGCACGTATTCATCCGGCATGTTTGTCAACTGCATATCAGTTAAAATGATAAGCAGTTTTATCGCCGCACGTTTTGAAAGGGTTTGTTCGGGAAGAGTAACCATTTTCATGTCAGTTT